ATAACCGGCTCCTCCCTGGTGCGGAAGGAAAACCGGCTGACGTTAGAGCTCTAGCTCACCCATACGCAGAAGCTCGACTACGGCCTGTGAACGACCTTTAACTCCTAGCTTTTGCATGGCATTTGTTATGCATACCTTTTACAAACGAGTATAACTTACAGGATCATTTAAATCTATAATGAAAATTCATTTTTCCGTTTGGATGGATAACAATATGATCAATGAGCTTATCGAACACATGCTTTAAATCTTTCTCTTTGTCTTCAAGCTCTCGAAGAACCGCTTGCATTTCCATCATTGAACTTTTCTCATCATGCACCTGCTGTAAGGAAAATAAACTCTGTTCAAGTTTAATTATATTAGATTGAATTTCATTGCGCTTTGTTTGGAACTCGGCTTTTGAAATAATCTGATCTTCTAAATAAAGTTCCAGCAACCTTTTATTCTGTGTTTCTAAAGATTTCAACTCTACTTTAACAGACTTCATTTGTTTTTCTTTTTGTTCAATTGCATTTTTTCTGTAATCATGTGATATATCCTTGGAGAATTCGATTAGATTTTCAATGACTAAGTCCCTAACCTCTTCATAAGTAATTGGAACATGGTTAACACAACCTTCTTGACCAGCTCTTCTGTAATTACTGCATTTAACGTATTTCCAATAGGTTTTTCTACCACTTTGTTTGGCTCTGCTTGTTTGGATAATCACCATATTAGAACCACACTTTCCGCAAATAAGTAATTGTCTCAACTCATTCCACGGTGTAAATTTAGTTTTTTTATTGACAGTCGGTTTATTATTTGCTTTTTCCCAATCTTCTCTTGAGACAATCGGCGGGCAAAAGTCTTCGTAAACAGTCCATTTTTCGGGCGGGTTCCGAATGAATTTTTTTCGCCCATCAACTTTTATTGTCGTATGCCTATTGGCTATATGCACACCGCAATATATAGGGTTTCTCAAAATGGTTTGAACTGTTGTGAGCTGCCAATTACTACGTTTTTTCGGAGGTGGTATTTCACCTAGCTTACATTTTTCTTGCAATGCATATGTAACTCTTTTCTGACCTAGTCCCTCGTTATTATAAAGGTGAAAAATTAATCTTATAACTTGTGCTTCATTTTCGTTAATTACAAGGTGTTTTCCCTCTTTCATATAACCGTAGGGTACTCGACCAGAATGTTCACCACGCCTTGCTTTTGCTGCAAGTACACCACTTATATTGACTGACATAGACTTAGGTAACTGCTCCGCAAACAGAGCAGACATTTCAAATTTCATTGACGCCTTACTCTCGTAAAGGGAGTCATAATCTTCTTCGAGTGTAACGACACGAACCCCATTAGACACTAGAATCTCTCTGATGTATAACGCATCTTTTAAATCACGGGCAAGACGTGTGATGGACTTAAAAATCACCATTTTTATTTCTTTCTTTTCTGCCAATGAAAAAATGTATTTCATTGCTGCCCTATCTTCAAGGACGGTTCCACTGATACCATCATCTAACAAAACAGAACGGTCATCCCATTCGTAATTGTGTTGCTCAATCCAATATCGACAAACATCAATTTGGTTTTCCTTAGAACTTATTTGCTCGTCACGGTCTGTCGAAACCCTTGTATAGACCTTATAAGGGTAATCGTCATATTTGATGTTTTCTTCAACTGATTCTTTGCGGAAATGCATATAACACACCCCAATTGTGAATTGTTCTTACTAAATTATAACATCTCGACCATCAATTCCGTAATATTCTTAATTTGGAAAAAACAACTTTCCATTTCATTAATGTGATAGACTTATTTGGAAAATATTTGTTTTGGAGGGTCTATATTGAATCATATTAAAACTTTTCTCTTTTTGATTTTATGTGCCTTATTCTTATCTGCTTGTGGCAAAGCAGAAAACACATCCACAAGTAACTCTAGTAAAAAAGAAGAAAGCATTGAAACTAAAGAAAAATTAAACGTAAAGATCACTTTGGATAAAGAAATCACAAACAATAAAATTATTATCCTTAGTGGAAAAAGCAACTTACCTAAAGGTACGAAATTAAGAATTCGTCTTGAACTCAAAAACTCTCATAAAAACTCAGTAGTTAATTCAACTGTTCAAAAGGATGGATCTTTCGAGTATAAATTCTTTAATGAAGATGACGATGTATTTGATGATGGGAAATATATTATATATGTCGAAACACTACCGGTTCTTGAACAAACTGAAGTTGTCCAAGAAATTTTTGGAGACAATGGTTCTAACCTAACTGGTCCACAGATTAGCGGTGACTCAGAACTAAAAGCTACTGCTGAAATAAAGTTAAAAATAAACAATTCTGAAGTTATTTCTGAGGAGGAACCTTTGCCTAAAAATAAAGATGCAGAGGAAGAAAAAAATGAAGTTTATAACTCAGAAGAAGTTGAAGATACCAGTGAAGAAGATGAGTTAGATATGATAAAAGATGATGCAGAAATAGAAATCAAAACAATTATCAAAGAGAACTATAAAACCACATCTATTGAAAAAATTGAAATTAACGAAGATATGGGTTCGAGTGAGAAGAACAAGCTAATTGCTCTTGTTTACTTGTCTTTTGATGCCTTGAACACAAGTAAGACAGCTTATAACATGGTTGAAATGTATAGTGATGACTTAGCTGCAAACATTGGCAAAGATAATGATACAGTCAATCAGATAGCTGTATTTTGGAAAGTTCCTTATATAGATGAAGATGAAACATTGGCTAAATTCTCTTACGAGCGTTCAGGAGAACATATGATAATTACTGATAAAGTATCTTCTTTAAAATGACCCTTCAAGTTGAAGGGTTTTTTATTAACATTTACAATCGAACATATATTCTATTTTTTTTGCAGGAGGGTATGCCGTGACTGATCTTGAAAGGAAACTTTACCGGATCATATACAACATGAGCAGATTCAGAAAAAATCCCTCGATGGATGAACTTAAACGGAAAACAGGTAAGGATGAGCTAGCAATCCGTAAGGCGGTTAAGAACCTTATATCAAGAAATGAACTTGAATGGGATAAAGAGAAGCAAGAATGGAGGTTTAAATAAGAACATTTCACAGTCTCGTCACAAATGACGGGACTTTTAATTAGTCTATTTTTACCATTTTTATAAAAAGTATGGAAAATAAAGCCTGTTAATTGTTACCATACGGGTGTAGGACAATACTTTTAGGGGGAGGATGTTTAGTATGAACGGTTTATTGCGCAAGCTAAATGTAAAACTTACACTTGTATTAACACTTATTGTAACTCTTGGAATCACTTCTGCTTTTGGGCAGGCATCAGCAAAAGAACAATGGGACCCTCAAAAACAACAAAGAATTGCACAGGCTATTTTCGAAGCTGCTACATACAATGAAGTAGATAAAACTTTTTCCTTTGATGAATCTAAAGTTATCAATGCTGGTTTACCAAAGGGTATTTCATTAGAGATCAAAAATCATTTAGAATCATTGACCGGTACTGATGCTGAAAAAGTGTATCAAGATCAATTAGTTGCACAGAAAAAAGGCGAAATTACAACTATGGTTGCTCCATTATTGATATGGGCAGCTAAAGTATTGGCTGGCGCAGGTCTAGCATGGCTAGGTAAGAAGCTTCTAGATATGGGTGGCCATGAATTTTGCAAACGTTACAAGAATGAAAATAAAACAACCAAGTATGTTTGCAAATTCCTTTAATTTTTGAAAGGAAGTGGTTTAATTGAAAAAAACAAATTGGTTTCTGTCTGTGTTTATAACTGCTTTAATCTCCTTTGTAATTCAATCGGGATTAAGTAAATTTGGTGTTATTAACATGTCCAATATTTGGGCAGACTTAGTTAGTTGGATTATAATTTTCTTTGTCGTTTTCATTGGCGTTGAAGCTTCTTTTAGGACGTTCAATAAAATGAAGCATCGAACTGAATAAAGAAAAACAAAAAAGCCCCTCCAATTTGGAAGGGCTTTTTATTTTACTTTTGTTTTATCTGAACATATTTTGTGGCAGCTGTGATATAAAGACCTGATTTCAATTTATACATTTTTGACCCGTTGACCGTAACAGTCTTATCAATCGTAAATGCTTCACCCGGCTTTACTTTTTTGTGCTTTGCTGACCAATTGGGCTTATCATAGACCCATAGCCACCCGTCAGCATTCGGCTTAACTACGGCCATTTTAACGCCCTTTGGTGTAGGGCTTGTTTTAGATGAAGATGACACCTTTTTTAAACCGACAGCCGCCGCGATCCCTTCTGCGTGTCCCTCGGCCAACAAATCAAGGAAAGATTCTTGTTTGAGCAGCACAGCATCTTCTTTGCGGTCAATGAAAAGGTTCTCTGTCAATAATGCTGGCATTTTTGTTTCTCTTAACACCGCAAGATTTTTAGACTTTTTCCCGCGGTCTGATGTTTTTGCTTTGATCTTGTTATAAATGAAATCATGCACGGTTTTTTGCTGCTTGCCAGTGCTGGATGATGCAGCTAACTTGTCGTAACGAAACGACTCAAAGCCTGTGCCACCAGCTGCATTGATATGGATTGAAACAAAATAATCAGCGCCCCAATTATTTGCTAGTTTGGCTCTTTGAGACAGATCAATATAAACATCGGTTGATCGTGTGAGCTTAACTGATGCCCCATATACCTTTTCAAGAATCGTTTTAGTTTTCTTTGCAATCTTTAATACAAGATCCTTCTCTCTCAAACCATTTTCTGCTGCGCCTGGATCGTGTCCGCCGTGTCCTGGATCAAGCATAATTTTCTTTGTCATATTCAATCTCTCCATTCATTTGTTTTTATATAGAAAAAAGCCGCCGATTACTCAGCAGCTTTCTTTTCTGATTCTTCTTTTTGGCTATCAGACTCGATGACGTGAAGACGGTCTGTGATAGAAGCTGGAATTTTCACACCGATCTGTGCAAGGTTTTCCACGATGGAAAGCCCTTCATTGGCGATGTAAAACAAGACTGTCCCGAAGGTCAGCACTCCATTAAGCCCCATAATCTGATCAATAATATTGGCTACAATCACGACAACAAAACTAAGCATTTTACGAACGTAACCGAACCATGCCGTACGGCTGCGTAGCTTGCCGATCTTCCATGCTTTAATGATTCCTGTTAAAACGTCGATGACACTTAGCAGCAAGAGCAAGTCCAAAAATTTCACTCCGCCAAATAGGTATGTTCGTGCAAGATCCAAAGTTTCAAAGTTAATAAACACTATCGTTTCCTCCATTTCGTTAATCACCTCCTTCAAGAAGGCAAAATAAAAAGCACCTGTTAAGATGCTGTTGAACCTAAATCCACTGAGATAACAGGCTTATCGAACCTCAATCCTGTTATTTCTTCAAACTCTACTTTTGTAATTACTTTCAATGAAACGTATTCCTTCATAATTTCCGGTGTATAAACGCCCCAATCCCAAAATACTTTTATGTCGGCCGCCGTTGGATAAATCATGATGCCCCGCCTTTCTGCATTTGCGAAAGTTGCAGTGTAAGAAGAGCGACATGTTTTTTTAGCAAGGTCACATCATCTGGCGGAAGTGGATCAGGTTGAAAGCTGTCTATATACTCTTGGGTTGCTGACTCGAACCACTCATCTTTAACTGGATCATACTTATGCAGATACAGCCCGTTCGGGGGTTGTGTTTTTGTGTAACTTTCGGGTATTTGCTCGCCATTTTCAACGTCAACTTCAATTTCTTCGCCCGGCTGCCAAATAAATTCATCATTAAATTTATAGACCCATACCATTTTAACTACCTCCTTACCTAGTCCTAAAACGAAAGCCGAATGATAAAAAGTCAACAGGGTTTGATGTGTTTGAACTGGACTGTATACATACTCGGCCGTCTGTGCCGATAAAGGTTCGATGAATTTGCGGCACTCCTGACGTTCCAATGCTTGACGCAATGCCAACAAAATATTCAGACTGCATCGGACGATACCCTGCTGGAAGAGTAAAGACTGGCGTGTCAAGACCTAGTACCCCTCCGTAAACGGCGCCTTTGATTTCCACGACACCAGATGTGTCTTTACTAAATCTAACCGTATGAATACTGCCATCTGCTGGCGCATATTGCTTCCAGCTAGGCTGTAATGTTGGCTTTTGCCATATTACGTCAAGATCGGATGCTGTCAACTGACGTTCCCAAGCCGTCCAAGTTTCGGCATCTGCTTTGCGGAATCGGAAATAGGCCTGTTTACCAGCAACCGACTCGTACGCTATCTGCACCAGGGTATTGCTGTAGCTCATGACAAGCATAAAAACTCGGTTAAAAGACGGAGGACCATTGACACCCGCATTGTATATCAAGTACATGCCCGTTTGAGTTATTGTGTTATAGTCGGTAACTTCTGAGCTGCTCCTATAAAAAACTCTGCCACTATCCATTGTGATTTTTGCTAACTGAGATTCATTCCACTTTTCCTTATCCGCTTCGGTCACATGTATTTTTTTGTCTGCCGCATGTTCATCTGTATATTTTTTAGCTGTTGCAAGTGCTGTGTCAGCTTTTCTTTTTGAGCCTTCTTTTGTTTCTAAAGATTCAAGGTCATCTAGTTTTTCTTTTAAGTGTTCAAGCTGCTGTTGAAGCTCTTTTGTAGTCTCGTCAATGTTTCCTTGCATGACATCGGTGCGCTTTTTTATATCGGTTTCAAGTTCTGCTGCTTTTTGCTCTATTTTTGATTTCAACGAGTCAAAATGGTCGATGTAATATTCTGCAGCTGGAACAATATTTTCATCAATGAGGTTCTTCTTTATATCAAAAATGAATTCATGCACAGACATTGATTGTCCATTTTTATAGAAGAGATTCAAAGACGCTTGCACTCTGCCGTATAGCTTAATCTCTTCATCGTTTAAAATGTATTCGGCTATCCCTTCCACTTTGTCAGACACCAAGATGTTTCTAATGTGCTTTGACCCATTGGAGAATAACAATACTAACTTACCCTCTACAGCTGATAAGGGGAGAGGCATACCATCTTTACGCAGCTTGAATATTAATCTAGCTGTGCCTACATCTTGAGTTGAAAAAATGATTTTAGAATCATAGACGCTTTGATTGTAAGCATCTATGACAAAGGATAGCGAACCATTTTTGTATATTTTATTGGTCATTGCCTACCCTCCTTTTCTAGCTGCAGAACCTTATCATTCAGAGTTTTAATAAGGTTTCGCATTTCTTCTATTTCACTCTGACTTACTGGCGCGATTTGTGAAAATTCAACTCTTTGGCCGTCCCCGTCTAATAAATACACGTTGTCAAAGTTGACTCCCTCAAGCTGGATTACTCGGTTTCCTTCAAAGTCATAAGCAGTGACATCCTCCCCCGACACAAAAGCCGAAGCCACTTCTAACCTATCTTTATCCATGATCAAATACACTACGCCACGTCCTTTGCATCCGTTTTTGGATTTTTAGAATTGTCTACGATGCCGCTGATTGTCCAGTCACCCTTGCAGTAGTTTCCATGTCTAACAATTCCTTTAACAGAGGAAGTAATGTAAATCCCCGCCCTTGCTAATTTCGTTAATGTTGATATAGATCGACACTTGTTATCTGCAAGAAGTATATCTCTTGCTCCGTTTGCAATTCTAATGGCTTCATACTTTCCATGTTCACCATGTCCCGCACCTGTGATATTGTTGTCTGAAACTTCACCAAAAAGCACGCCTGAAATTTCAATACCATAGCGTTTAGGTCTTCTAATAACATTTGAAGTAATACTTAAATCAGAAGAATCACCGAAAGCTGCAATACCATCCCGACCGATAAAACTAATTTGGTTTGTGCCAGATACGGTTACTCCTACGCAGTCATTCATCAGAACCCCATCACCGGATGTGTTTGAAATCTGGTTACCGGATACAATGCCATTTCTGATTGCATCCAATCTGATGCCAGCTTCGTTTGTACCACCAACACCATCAATAATGTTGTTTTGGATATTAACATTTCTCACAAATCCTGATTCGTCGTTAATACCACGAATATAAATCGCTTCGTTTTCCCTTGTGTCTAATATCGTGTTACCTGAGACGTGAACATGTCTAAAGGACTGTGAACGTGACATTTGCTCAAACTTATCGTTTAGGGAATGGTGTTTATTTGCTGGATCAATGGCGCTGACTGTTATACCAAATCTACAGTTTCGCAGCGTATTATCTTTTATATCTGTGACGTTCCAGTTGTAGCCGCGAATGGCCCAACCTTCCATATCCTCAAATAAGCAATCTTTAACTCTTATGTTTTCATGCCAGTAGCCTATGGTGGAAGAATGAGAACCGACACCTCTCGGCCATGCTTGCGTACCTGGTGTATTAGATTTGCCAAAGTTACAACCTTGAATTAGTCCGTCTTTGCAAGTCGTGAAGTCATAAGCGCCAAAAGCGCCGAATACTTCTTTTCTTTGTGCAAGGTCCACCTGAATTGCCTCCGAGAAATATCTTGATCCATCATGGTCTACGAATCCATAAAAATCTGAATTTAACACTTTAAAGTTTTGACAAGCGTTAAATTCTATCGCATGATAACCGCTGACATCCTTAAAAGCAGAATTTCTAATAAAGATGTTCTTACCATGACCGAAAGAAAAACAGTTATTTTTAGTTTTAAATTCTGTTCCTCTGCAATCCCAAGTCCCTCCGTCAATGTATATATTTCCATTTCCTTCATAGCCCAGGTACTCAACTGTTCCGTCACCATTAGTCATCATCGTCTTGCCGTGATAATTTAGTAAATAGGCACCCTTAGCATCGAACCAAGTATTTCCCCAATTGACCAGCCTTGCACCTAAACGGTAAAAGCCCGGAGGCACAACTACTCTGACACTTTTACCTTTTTTAGCTCTGTCTAAAGCTGCTTGAATCGCAAATGCGGATTCATATTTGCCAGTTGGATCAGCGCCTAAATCAAGTACATTAATGTCAGGCTGCCGATCTAAGCGACTTATGATCAAACCAAAATCATAATCTAATCTGTCTTTTACAGTTTTGTGAATGCTTGCGTCAAGGGCAACACGGGTGTCTACAACTTCTTTGACATCATTCCCGTCATGATTAAGAACAAGGTTTGTCAATCTAGCCCACATGTTGTCAATCCTGTTGGCAACCGTAAATAGACCATGCATAATCTGACTAGATAAATGAGCTTTTTTACTATCCTTGTGAGACTGTAATTCACTGGCGTTCTTATTAAGCTCATTCTCAACTGTTTGCATGTCGCCGCGCAATTGGGATTCATAGACTGAGTTTCGGGTTGTGTCATAATCTTTTTTAAGCCGGACCAATTTATTCACTCCTTTCAAATCCAAAAGAAAAAACGCTTCTAATTGAGCGTTCTCATCAATTGATCTATATATCTTTTTTGTTGCTTAATCTGCCGTGCCTGGCTTACTTGATAGTCCTGGATGTCTTTCCTAAAGTTAGCGAAAGTCATTTTAGGGCTGTCATACGGGTTGAGGGGATTATAAGTAACAGACACTAACCTTACATCATCCTCAAACGTAATCCCGTTTGCTGTATCAGCAATGACGTGGATCGTGTCACCTTTCCAAAAATCCTCTTCTATACCCTGCAATGCTGGCTCATAGATATACTGATACTCAGCCTCAACTACCACGTCAGGATATGGGTTTACGTGCTTTTTCAAAGCAGATACCATGTTGCTTGCTTTTTTTACTGTATCGTCTCTTATCGGCTCACCCCAGCGCGGCTTACCCTCGATCAAAAATTTTTCTTCATCAGGATGAATGTATAGGATAGGCTCGAATTCATAGTCAGGCTCTTTTTCCTTTTCATCCTCTTTGGTGTTGTTTGTATCGGTTGACTTTGTGTCACTTTTCTTAGCTTTCTTTTCTGCGCCGTAACCCCAGGCGCGCGTTGACGTGTTTTGATCATTGATCTTCAATTTAAAGCCCGGCATATTGTATCGGCTGTCGAAAGTGTAATCTACCACCTTGCCCATTTTTAAATGCACATAGATGACATAGTTATTTACATCAAGTTCTATTTCATAATCCTCAACAATCTGATCCATCAATTCGACTCTGTTCTTTTCTCCAAAGCCGTCCTGATCTACTTCGTCAAACTCCGATAGTTTTGCTTTTAGTACATATTGAAAAGGCGTACCAGCCAGGGCAAAGTCTAAAGCTTCTTTGATGTTCAGTTTCTTTGAAATTTTTTCTTCGACTCTGTCATTTACAAGAAGAACAGTATACACATGATTGGCCGTAACCTTTTTCTGCAGGACGTTTTTTCTGCTCTGATCAAGCTCAATATCTGTGATGTAATACTTTTGATGATTGTAAACTTTTTCGTCCAAGTACAGTATGTTTCCAGGTACTAATAAATCAAATTCTGTTCCGTTATCCTCAGTCCGAAACAGGGTAAAGGTGAAACTCTTCTTACCTGTTGTATCGTCTTGAAGCTCCAACACAGCACCAACGATTTCCACAAGCTCTTTGCCGTCTTTGGTTGAGACATGCAGCTGCCTAAAATCAATATCAGAAGGTAGTCCGTCGTTTAACTCTACGTCCTTTCCCTGATACTCTTTACTTGGATAAGAAGGTTTAGTTGGTGTTTCTGGTTCTGGTTCATCCGGCACATCATCAAAGGTGTCATATTGTGTAAGTTTGTAAGTAAAGATGATGCTGTTTAATTTTGTTGCATAATTTATGTCGGTGGCGTATCCGGCTTTTGAAACTGCTGCAGTAGCCTTTTTATAATCTTTTTCACCTACCACATCTTTATATCGACTCAAACGAGTGTACAAACTCCCTAAATCCGCGAGACTCTCAGCATATGATGGATACTTTCTAAATTTCGCTTGTATCCTAGTAACGTTTCCCTTTTTGTCCTGCTCACTAGTCCACATTAATACGTATTTGCCGTTATAAGTTCCTTTAATTCCAAATAGGTTGTTGGCTTGTTGAGAAAGACCACTGGATCCGAAACCACTTTCTAGGCACCCCTGAGCGATGACTAGGCTCGCAAGGACATTATATTTCTTGTAAACCTTCTGCGCTCCCGGTGCTAGTTTCTTTATAAAATCTGCTGCAGCCATGACATCCCCCTTTTACGGAAAATAAAATCTTGTATCGAATACAATTTCAAAATCATTGGTGTTCTGTATCTCAAACTCATTAATGCCTTTATCTAAGGACGGCAGCCTTCCCGACGTTTTTAATCTTTTATTGCCGACAACGGTATACTGTTTCAGGTTTCTGACCTGCTGGGACTTTTTCAACTGTGCTTCTATTTTCAATTTTTCGTTATTCGTATGATTGATAATCGTTATGTTTTTTCCTTTTGCATTAAGAAGCACATTGTAATCATGCTGCAGTGGATTAATTGGTAAGCCAGGATTGAAAACACTAAACCGTTTTTTGTTTTTAAATCGGTACTGCAGATCATCGCGCTTTTGGATTCCCATTCCTGAAAACCATCTTTCGCCGGAAAAATTCTGAGCGCTTAAAGACGTGCCTTTTGACTCTGCCAGCCCAGTGATATTGTTAAAATCCACTTGGAAAGATACCTGGTTTTTTTGCTTGTCCTTAGGGATCTGAAAGCCCCCATCGCATGTAACCGCAAAACGCCTCCCAGGAAGCAGATCACATGAAATGTAATACCAGGAGGGCTGAACAACGAGATCATAAAACTCATGTCTGTACTGATAAAAGTTTGCCGCGATTTTAGCATCAAGCAATATCTCAACCTTGATAGACCTTTCTTTGTACACTATGTCGCGGGGATGCTGCGTCGGTACAAGTCCGTTAAACCTTGTTAATTGTACAAGCTCCCTATCAGTGCTCGGCGCGTCAGGTGCAAAGCTAAGCAACTTAAAATAGGGCAGCAACCCCGTCAAAGGCTGCTCCCCCATTCCGTCTCTGAAATCAAAATACAGATCCATTATCTTTTCAACCCTCCTTTATACGCGTTCTGCTCGTATTTTTGAGCGCTCTTTTTATCTAGTATGGATGTGTCTCCTTGATTAAAAACAATGTCTGCTAAATGCTCACCACCAATAATGACAGGCGAAGGATGGATTTTAATTGTTTGCCCTGCAGCACTTACGCTTTCATTATTAGTTTGTAGATTATTTGATAGAAGGCTAATAAGAGTGTCTAACTTTTGGTTTAATACAGGTGTATCAATTTCGTTTTTCACAGTCAGTTCGGCACGCATTGTGTTTATCTCATCTGCTGCTCCCTGAATGTTAAAAGCCATTCTATTAATTTCAGATTTAAATGACGACATAGCACCTTGCGCCATAGCTGCAGTGCTTTTTTTCACTTCATTCGCTTTTTCACCAAGACCAATGATAAAGCCGTCTCCAAAGTTCACACCTTCTGCGATGGTCTTCTTTGCAGGAGATTTAGAATCTATTGATTTTTTAAGAGATTGAATGGCAACTTTACCAATAGTCCAGGCTGCTTTCCAAATTATCCCGCCGGTGCCACCCATACTACGAATACCGTTAGCAAATCCTTTAGAAAAATCAGCCCCTGTGCTAGTTGTTTTCACGCTTGATAAGCCTTGTTTTCCCGATTGTGCTACGGTGCTACCTGAATTACTAGCGTTTCCGGCTTGGCTACGGATTCCTGATGCGAATTGAACGCCTGCTTTTTGTCCGCCTCCGCCATCGGTTGTTTTGGCAAGTTGGGCTGTTGCTGACGCACTTACGGAAGATGCTGCAGACGTATTGGCGCCCTTTGTGCTTGTTATTCCCGCGCTATGGCTTTTCCCTTTTGTTACACCTGCTTGTGTGGCTTGAGTAGTATTTTTGTTTAGGTTTGATAACGCTGTTTGGTTAACGCTACTTGCTGCAGTGCTTGTGCTGCCTTTTGTGGAGCTTATACCCGCGCTAAATGATTGGCCCTTTTGAGAGCCGAATGTTTTAGCACCTGCATTGCCTTCACTTAGCTTTTGCCTAAGTGCTTGCTGCAGCAATGTTCCGCTGTTAGATACATTAACTTTTGATGAATTAATACCGTCACTAAACGATTGACCTTTTTCTTTCCCTGCGATTCTAGGAATGCCGTTTTCCTCACGTAATTTCAGATCCAATGACTGTTTTAGAATAGAACCACTCGCCAATGTATTTGGTGTAGCATCTATTAGACCATCAGCAAATTCATCCCCCATTTTCTTTCCTGATTCACGGGCAGATGTTTCACGACTGAATTCTTTTTCAGCATTTATGATCGCTTCGTTTGCTTTACTCGCTGATTCTTCTGCAGAAAAGCCTAAACCCTCGTTAAATTCAATGAGTGCTTGTTTCGTTTTTTCTAAGGCTTCTTCTTTGCTGTCTCCAAGTTTTTGTAAGAACGCTACTTGTCTTTCAGCCCATCGCGCTTGGTATTTTTCTTCTTGCTCCTCTTGATTGGTGAAGATGCCCATTGAATTACTTGAGTATTCTATTTGTTTTTCTAGTGCTTTTCCTGTTTCTAAATCCAGCAGTTTCCCGTCTTGAGCCATTTGATCAAATAACGCTTTTGAATTGTTTTTATACGCTTCTAGGTTCTCAGCAAGAGACTTTTGATAATCAGCATTACTTTTAGCTTTTAGTGCTTTGTGCTGTGCGGCTGATATGGCTTCTTTTGCAAGAGCCTCGTCTAAAACTTTATTTCTGTAATCACGATCTTCTTTTGCTGCCTTCTGCCCCTCCTTGTAAATGCCGCTAATTTGATCATTGTAGCTTTTGGCATTTTTAAAAGAGAGTTTTGTTTGACTCTCTGAAACTCTCTGTTGAATGGCTAAAGCGTCCTTTTGGTTTGCGGCAAATTTACTTGTTGACTGTTGAAAGAATGAAATTATATCCTCAAATGTTTTCTTTTGAGAAGCATTCATTTTCGATGTCATTAAACCTGTTTCATCTTTCAATTTTTCTAAATGCCGCATTTTCTCGCGAACTTTTTGGACGTCTTTGTCAATGTCGCCAACCAATTGATCTGACCAATCTTCTCCGATTTTCTTTGTCTCTTTTTCCTGGTCTTCAAATAGTCCTTTGAGAACTGCTATTGCATCAGTCTTAAATCCTTCTAACTCCTTAATAAGAGAAGTGGACATTTTTTGATAAGTAGACAATAGATTGCTAGCCATCTTCTCGGCTTCTTTTCCTGAAACCTGTGTTAACTGAAACAGTTGTGAAGTGGCTTTTTCACGCAAGTTGACGTATGATCCGGCCGCTTTTTGTGTCGCTTTAGAAACACCCTCACCATATAGAAGAGCCGATTCTTTTGCTTCTTCTTGGCGTTTCTTTTGGTTTTTCAGCTGTTCATTATAAGCATATGTCGCTACGGCAATACCGCCTAGTAAAGCCGTTCCACCAACTATCGCAAGCCCCACTGGACCCGTAAATGCTAAGAGTGCACCGATACCCATTGTGAGCGTTGCGACTGCTGTTGTGGCACCCAGGACACCCGTAGCAAACAGCGCCGTTTTAGCAACCGTTTGGGCTGTGGCAGAATCCATTTTGTTAAACATGGAAACGATATCTGCACCTTTATCAGCTAGGTTCCCAAGTGCAGGAAGTAGACTTTCAGTGAGTTTAATCTTCGCGCCTTCCACAGCTGATTGAAAAGCAATGATACTGCCTCGCGCATTATCAAGCATTGTATCAGCCATTTTTTTAGCCGCACCGTCCGATTCTTTTAGCGCCTTCGTGTTATCTTTTAATGCCTTACTGCCCTTTTGTAAAAGAATAGCCCAATGTTTATAAGATTCAGCGCCGACAATGGTTTTTAAGGTTGCAGCTTGCTGTTCCTTCGTCATGCCTTTCATGCCCTTTTCCATTTCGGCCACAACTTCCGGCATGCTTTTCATGTCTCCCGCCGCATCAAAGAACGCAAAACCTAATCTATCAATTTCTTTTTGAGCTTTTTTAGCTGGTGTCGCTAACCTAATTAAGGACGTACCAAAGGCTTGTCCTGCAATAGAACCTTGTAAACCTGCGTCACCAAACGCCATGACTGCGGCCGCTGACTCTTCTAGGCCCCATCCTAATGAATTGGCGTTAGGCGCAAGGAACTTCATGGCCTCTCCCATTTGCTCCACATTCGTATTTGCGTTAGCTGCACCGTATGCAATTACGTCCGATGCGTGCCCAGCTTCCGATGCTTTCATGGCAAAAGCTTGCATCATATTAGATGAAATATCGGCGGCAGCAGCTAAATCTAGTTGACCTGCAGCTGCTAAATTCAGCATACCTGGCATCGCTGCGTAAATGTCGTTTGCTTTAAATCCGGCCATTGCCAAGAAGCTTTGTGCGTCTGCTGCTTGGCTGGCGGTGAAAACAGTTGTTGCCCCTAACTCTTTGGCTTGGTTTTTCAGCTTTTCGACTTCTGCAGCTGTTCCCCCTGATATTGCTTTAACTTTACTCATTTGTGTTTCAAATGACATACCAACTTCTACAGCGTCTTTCAGTGGGAGGACCAAGCCAGCAAAAGCAACACCTGTAGTCATCGCTACTGAAGCACCCTTGCTTCTCATTGTGTTGCCAACTGTATTCATTCTTTGGCCCATTTTATAAAGCGATGAGGAAGTACGTTTTATTTCAGCTTCCATTTTCTTAATTTTATTAGTCGTTTGTGTTAACGCGTTTTGCGTTTTATTCATTTCAGCTGTTGCATAGTTCAACCTGCGGGCAAGGGTTTGCGTTGATTCCGCATCCTTTCCCTTCTTGATGGCTGAATCTGCATAAGCTCTTTCAAGTGCTTTAACCTTCATTTTATGCTGGTCTAATTGCTGTGAAAGGGTTCTGACTTTCGTTTGTGATGTTTTCAGTTCATTACCCCACACACCAACGGCAGTCCGATTCTTTTCAAACTCAGACTTGATGTTCTTCATTTGAACGGCAATTGCTTTCATTTCGCCATTAAATTGGGACGAATTAGAATACAGCTTTACTTTAATGTCTTTGCTCAATCCTTCACCACCTTTTTACAGTCCAGGTATTTGATCAATGTATAAAGGTTTATCCGATGCTGTAGCGTTCTTACTTGGCTTTTCCTTGCTCGCTTCTTTCCTACGTGCAAGGCGTTTTAGGTGATAGACAATGTCCATTTCGTCTATCTGATTTTGAGTAAAGCCAATGTCCTCTAATGCGTTATACATATCAAGGACAGCATCGGACAAACTTACTCCCCCGGCTCTGCTTCCTCTCCGGTTTCAGGATTCATGATCTTGCTCGCTTCAACTATATTTCCGATGACATAGTTTGCGGTTGCGTAAATCGTTCTATATAAAAGTCGTGAATCAATGCCTTGTTCAAATTCTTCTGCAGTGAATTTATTTCCGAACACTTCACAAATAAACTCTGATTGTCTACTTGTATAAATTCTTTCAGGATCATTCGATTCAAGGTCTTCTGTTATTTCTGCCGCGGTCCTAAATAACGCGCCCGTGATAAAGTTAGGTGTGGAAAATTTCTTTTTCTTTCCGTTTAAATGCAAGGTGATTGTCAATGCCTCCATGATATTGCCTCCCGTTTACAAAATAAAAAAGAGCGTTATTAAACGCCCTTTCCAAGATCTACTGAACTTGTGGAATCCTCTGTATCTTTTCCCGTTGCAAACGACGCCCCGTCGTATACAACTTGTTTAAACCATTCATCCGGATCAAAGCCTTCATCGAATTCAGCTTGAGCCTTCCAACGATTTTTTCCTTTTTTGTTTTGCAGTGTCATAAAGCCCGCCTTGAATTTTGCTGTTTCAGGGTCTGCTTTACCCTCTGTGGTTTTATTTTCATTGGCCAGCAATTCAGGTAATCCCTTTAAGAACCAATAAAACCTATGCCCGCCCGTAGATGTTTTCGCTCTAAACCCGAAAGCCAAGAAAATAGCCTTATCATCAGAACTGGCAAAAGAAATTCCATTCTCGACCTTGTGACCGAAAATCTTGTTTTGCACCTCAATAGGCAAATCTGCTAGTTCTGCCTCAAGGTCAATGTCACCCATGTTGTTAAATGAATCATAGACGCCATTATCAGCCCAAAATTTAGATTGCTCGGATTTAGGATCGACTTTGACGTTCACGGCACCGGGCAACCTTTCAGGCTTTGCGTATTCAAGTCCTTTGTCATCATCCTGAATAAGTTCAGCATAATGAAACATGTCTAATCCGTAGATTGTTTTCCCCATCTGTTTTCCTCCTAGAAAAATGTTTTGACGTATCTCATACCTCTGTGAAAGATTTTTGTATCTGTTTCGTAAAGATCCACTGAATCATATCTTCCGTAACCTAAATCTTTCATAAGACGGTCTATTTGTTTCGCTATTTCTGTTTCGTTTTTCCGTGTGTCTGCTTTTGAAAATATGCTTAACTGGAATCGAACCTCACTTGCTGCGGAATGGTTGTCTCTATACTCTTGATCCCTATTTGTAATCTCTGAAAACACAACCCTGGGGAATGCGGCCACATCATCGGCCACAAGATTATGAAAACCACCCGTGACAAGCTGCTTTAATTCATCGTTTTTTATTAACGCTGCGCTCAATTCTTTCTTAGCATCAAAGCTCATTTAATAGGCGCCGTGATAATTCTTTCCATGATCTTCACAGCTTGTCCCTCCCCTTCGATTGCACTTTTTTCAATGAATGGATGCGGCGGCATTTTAGACGTGCCCCATTCTAAAAAACGTCCTCTGTATGCGACTTTTCTATTTGGCCCAACCGATACAAACAGCTCACCGTCTTTGGATTCTCTTGCAGCTGAAACAGTGATGTTATCGACCATGTGAGGCTGATTTTTTGAACTCTTATTCACGTTACTTTTTTGGTGCGCGGCTATCACCTCGCCGCCAGCTTTAAGTGCTATCTTTTCAGCTTTTTCCACATCGTCACCGATTTTATGAAAATATCTCGTTAAATCTTCGAATCCTTCAATGTCCATATCAGCCATTAATACCGACCTCATTACATGTGACTTCAAGTCGCTTCTTTTTATTTTCAATGTCGTTGAAATCCATTACGTCGAAAGTGCGATAGATTGGCTTCCCTGTCTCGTCTGTTCCAGTTTGATGAAGGATTCGCATGTCTTGTTTAACGTCTTCACGATATCTAATTGTGATTTTCTTCGGTGACTTGACGCCTAACGCACCTGCCACAAGCGTGTCTGACTTTGAGCCGGAAAACCCTTCAATTGAACCCCATGTCTCAAAAACATTTTCATAGGTTTCATTCCATTTCAGTTCGTCATCCTGCACCCTTTTCTTTACTTGAAAGGTTAAACGACGATTCAACTCGCTTATCTTCTTCATCCTCTTCTACCTCCACATAGCGAAGTTGACTTAGTTGGTCCCGAATAGTAAAAGGGATGGATGAGCCGGAAACGCCTGACTCATACACCCCTCGATTTTCGTACCAATGAGCAACAAGCATGCCTGTTACAAGTGCATACTGCTCGTTACCTTCAACATAACGCCCAATACCATTTTTGATATACCCCTTTGCTGCAGTAATTAAGGTTTTAAGCAAGGCGTCATCTTGGTCGGTATCAACCTTTAAATATTCATCTTTCAGCATTTTTAAATCCATAGAAGATCGCCTACTTATTCAGTATTTTCTTTTTCTTTACCCTCAAGCCCATCGACTCGCGACTGTAAATCTGTAATCATTTTTTGTACTTCTGAATTGATATTGTCCCATTTAACGCTACCTTTACCGATTGTCCGTGAGTTCACAGACCCATCGCCTAAATGTTCGTTCTTAATAGCCCCTGTTTCAATTACTACAGGATCTCCCTTGTCGCCTTTTGGACCTTGAGGGCCAGTATCACCTTTAGGACCTTGAGGGCCTTGTTCACCAGGATCACCCTTTAACCCCTTCACATAAAGAGGATTTTCTTCGCTATTATCTTTCACCGTAACTGCTGTGATAGGTTTACCATCAGGGCCCGCCTCTGCAGATGTTAATACTCCATTACTTTCATTCAGAAAATCTTTTGCCATGTTAGTTCAAATCCTTTCCGTTGTTTATTCTTTGCTCAGTTTGCTTTGCAGCTCTTTTATTTCGTCTTCCATTCCCTTGAGTCTAGTTTCAATAGACGAATTAAGATGCTCCGGCATGACGCTTCCCGTCCCGATGTTTACCGAACGAACCGCTTTTTCAGCAAGCATTTCATGTGTCACGCTTCCTGGTGCAGCTGATCCGCCGCCTCCTAGACTCACTTCCTCGCCGTCTTTGACGATTTTTCCGCCTGCTAACTCCAATACACCACCGATGACAGTTCGATCCCCGCCATCAGTGGTGTAATTTTTCGTCACTCTCATGACTTTTTCACCTCTTCTTCTTTTACTTCTTTTATTGATAATTGGCCGTATACTACGGCTTCTTCGTCCCATTTTCGGACGTCTTCTCGTTCAATTGCACGCACTTTTGTTGTGTTCGTTTCAAATGATCCTGCAGCAAGATTCGTATAGTCGATAGACTGTTGTTGACGATCAAATAAGACAACTGCCTCTTTTAAATCACCAACGATTACAGGTGCTTTCCCTGCTTTTGTTTTCAATATTTTGTTTGAGATCACCACCACGCGGCGACCAAACAACATTTTGTTAGTCGGTTCAGAAGGAATATCTTTAAGTAGATATTTGCCGTCTGCGTCTTTCAATTGATCAAGATAGTTAAACCCGTCTTGATTTGTCATGATAATTGCACTGGATGAAATGGCAGTATCAAGAGTAACGTTTAATGTCTTTTTAATATCATCCAGGCCTTTAAATTCAACCTTTTTCAAACCGTCAAGGATAGCCAGGATAAGAGCGTTTCTTGTTGCGACTGATTTTTTAACGAACCACTTCGCAACATATGTCATGATCGCTTGATCTGTATCCTGCAGCAATGTATTTGAAAGTGGTAAAAGCCCAGCATAGTCGGTGATGCTATATGTTAACTTTGTAAACTTAGGCTGGTCTGTTTCTGGAATGTTTCCCATTTCCTCGATGTCTTGGAACGGAGTCATGTCTCCGTTTTTTTCAAGCATACGACTACCTGAACGGGTTGCCACCGGTTCGACCGTGACATATTGCTCAAGCTGATGTAACTGCTCCCGCTTTAACTCTTTAATAGTTCTTGAAATATCTTCGGGGATCAGGATTCCGCCATCTTCTTCGTTTTTTCCTGACATCGCTCTAAACTCAGGATTTTCTAGAAATTCACGTTCCTCGTGAGTCAAAGATTTACCACGAAGAGACTTCATGAACAACTTGGTGAATTTCTTTTGACGTTCTTCTTTATCTCCTTCGGGTCCTTTTCGTCCCTCTGGGTTTCTTTCTAGTTCTGGCACAAAATTTTCACCGCCAGGTAAATCCGGCACGTTCAGTGATCGTCCTTCTACCATCAATTCAATTTGATTCTTAAGCTCTTTCACTTCATCGAGAAGCTGGCGCGCTTCCTCTGTTTTTCCTTCTGCTAGTGCTTTATCAGCATCTTTTTTCTTTTGCGTAAACCGCTGACGCAGTTCAATTTCTTTTTTTGTCATTTTCATTTTTCCTCCTCATAGAACGCAAAAAAGCCTTATTCGGGAAGATCAAGGCTTAAAAGTTCCAATTCAATTTTTAAAATTTCATCTGTTGGTGCGCTTCGTTGTTCTTTCATTTCTTCTACTTTCTCCATGCTTCGAGCACCTACCACAGCTTCGGTATCGCTATACGCTGGTGTCGTTACAAGAGATATGTCATAAATTCGGTGAATGCTGTTTATTCTTCGTTCGTATATGTCTTCATCTTCATTTATGCGCCACTCGTCAGGTTCTTCGCCGTTATAATCCAACGAAAAGGCAAAAGAACATTGATTAATAACGCCGCTGCGTATATTCTCCATGAGATCGCGGGCATATGACGTGTCTGACGGTTTAAATCTGAATTTAAGACCTATGCCATCTATTTCGAGTTCAAGCTTCCCTGACTCCCCTGAAACGGTATTTCGCGCTAGGGGGAAATCCTCTCGATGGTTAAAAAGTGCAATGACGTTTGATAGGTCGGTAGATTCTAAGGCGCTTCTACTGATAATTTCCTTGAACCACCCCAAACGCTCCGACCATTTTTCAAACTTCAAAGCATAGCCTTCCACATATTCGGATTGTCCTTCTCCATCAGAACGGATCTCAATTGGCGTCGTGAGAAGCCGCACTTCTTTTTCTTTACTCATTCTTGCTGTCACCTCCCTTCATGGCTGCACCAGCTTTAAGCCCCTGGTATTCTTCCATGAAATCAAGGAACACATAATTCAAGCTAGAAAGATATTTATCGCCATGTTGTATAGGGTTTCTTTCGAGCAAGTCGCGAACCTCATTTTTATTTAATATTCCTGATTCGATCATTAATTTGAAATACTCGGCTTGTGTCTTACTATCTCCGCGCAACTCACTATCAACATTGAATTTCACATAATGGCCGTTTTTTTGATCACTGTCGGTAAACAGTTTGATATTTAACTCCTGTTCAAAGTTGACTATCCACGGCTGCAGAGTGTTTTTCATATATTCAATTGACTGGTGCTCGATATTTGAGAATGTGGCTTTATCTAATTCGTTGATCTTATGCAACGGAACTTTATAAATCATTGCAATTTGCGCTTTGTTGAACTTCATCGACTCGACGAATTGGGCTTCTTGCAACGGCATGGCAATAGATTGATATTCTAGTCCATTATCAATAATGGCTATGTTTTCACCTTGGTTGACCCGCAGCCATTCTTTACGGACGTTCTCTTTTGGTTTTTCATCCAAGAAAGAAGGTACTTTTAGAATGCCTCGCGGCGTGGCTTCGTTTTTATATAGTTTTGCGTTATATTTTGTGGCAGCTGCTTGAGCGCCTATATGCTCTCTCACTACCCCAATAGGCGACTTACCGTGAATGCCATCCGTTGATAAACCTTTAAAATGCAGCACTTGGTGTTCATATAGTTCCATCGTTCTTCCGTTAACAGTGGTTTGGTACCAAAGCCTCCCTGAGTCGGGATGGATGTATGCTATTGTTGAATCCGGCCGCAACGGGTAAAGTTTTTCAGGGAAACCATGTGCCCCAAATTCAATCATCGAATAGGCATTTCCCCATGTGAGGACATGCGTCATCATCAGTTTTTTCCACACATAAGCAGTCATGTATGGATTCGGCCTTGCGTAGATTGCATAGGCAGATGGGTGATTAGGGTTTCTGTTGACTCCTTGACTCTCTTTTTTAAAAGTGTGTATCGGTAGCTTTGCGATGTCATCAGAAAGTACGTTAACACATGCGAAAATGTCCGGCTGCACAAGTGAATTGCTTTCACTCACTCTTTCACCGCTTGCCGTTTCTCGACCTCCGAATAGATTGATCAGCTGACTGAAACCGTCTATTGTTGTTGAGCTGGATCGTTTTTCAAAAAACTTATCTATAAACATTTATTTCACCTCTCTTTCTGCCGCGCATGATTTGACAGCAGGTAGGCGTAAAACATAAAAAATACACCCGTCAGAAATAGACCGATGTTTGTATTTACCCGATACGCTGCCAGCAGAATAAAGGTGCACCCTCCGATAAACAGCAAGTCGTTTAATATTGATTTCAGAAGTACAATGAATTTTTTCACTCTCTCACATCCTAAAAACTGAAATTTCCTGAAAAGTGTTCGTTTAAGTCAACGTTTGCACCCATATCGTGATACATTGCTCTTGCAAAAGCATTCATCACCGCTGCAGCTGGATCTATTCTTTGCGGTGATTTCGCTTTGTCTAACATGATGTTTTCTTGAGCATCTTGTTTAATGATCGCATTATTATACGCAAAAGTTAGAAGAGGATCGTTCCCATGAATGACCTTGCCCTCGTATACCTTTTGTCTGTAATCCTTTGTGGGTAAAGATAGATGCTGAATCCTTTGCGGCAGCTCAACCATATTAAATCCCTTACTCTCAAGCCGTTGTGCAAGGTGTAGCGCATTCCATTTGTCGTAAGCAGCTTCAATGACCCTTAATTTGTTGACGTGTGCAAATTCAATGATCCACCTTTCGACAAATTGATAGTCAACTGCCTCCCCTGGTGTGAATGTCATCCAACCTTGATCACGCCATAAATCATAAGGCACTTTATCAGTAGCCATTTTCTCTTTTGCCTTTTCCTCTGGAATGAAGGAATGCTGGCCGACATAATAAAAACCATCAAGAACGCCAACCCACCCGACAGAAGTCAAGTCCGTTGTCATAGATAAATCTAAACCAAGATAGATCGCCATTTCTTTTAGATCGGGTATTTCACCATGACAGGCCCGCCATTTAGACATTTTCATATATCCGTTGTCTTTTTGATCAACCCATCCATTCATGTTTTTTGTAAGGAAACTTCTCATCTTTTCAGGCACATCTAATGCAACTTTTAACGCTGCCCTTAGTGATTCCATCCCCTCCGGGTAAGTTGCGACTATCGGATTTGCCTTGATCCAGTTCGATTCATCCTTTATATCGTCTTGGGGATCAAGCTCACAGATCATAACAAAATAATCATCGTTTTCAATTTCAATGTCGGGATCAAGAATCTTAGAAACATACTGATACTCTTTAAAACACGGCCCGTTTAAGTTGAAACCTGCAGTAGTAATGATAATCATCAAAGGGCTACGACGGGCGACCATACCACTATCAATAACATCATATATTTCACTTGTTTCATGAGACATATATTCGTCAACTATCCCTAGTGATGGGTTTTTTCCGTCGCCAACTTTTCGGGCTTCACGGGATAACGGTTTGATAATTGAATTTGTCGCATATTTCGTGACCTGTCCGTTGGCGTCTGTGTATTTCCCCTCTAAAATAGGTGCGTGCTGTAGTTGCTCAAGGATTGCTTGATAAACTTCATCTGACTGCTCCCTTGACCAACCAGCAATAAACACACGATGTTTTTCCTTAGTGGGAAATATTTCATATGAAGCCATGATAGCCAGCAATTGTGATTTCGCATTTTTTCTCGCTAACTGAATATAAGCCTTTCTAAAACGCCTGGCACCATTGATCTTTTTGTAAAACCCATAGATATTAGCAGCCATGAATAGTTGAAAGTCTGTAAGCTCAATAGGTTTACCAGCCAATACGCCTTCAACATGGTTAAACTGTTTGGCCCATTCGTAAAAATCTAGGACTGCTTCCGCGTCAAAATAATAAGGGCAATCTTCATCTGCTAACCGCTCTACGTCTTCAATAAATCTTTGGACAGCCCACTTGTGTTTCTTACCTGCTTTTATTTCCCCCGATTCGATCTTTTCGCAATATGACCATACACGCTCAATTAAAAGCTCTGCGGTCATTTCCTGCGTTAGCATTACATGCGACCTCCAAAGCGTTCCTCTTCTTTTGACTTCGGTTTCCCATCATCTTTTTTCGGAATGACAAGTTTGCAGCGAGAGGAAATGGTTAATCCTAAATCACTTGATGCTTGTCTGCATTGCTTAAACAGCTTGTCTTGATTTATAAGAAGATCACTGTAGGCAGCATTCGCAATTTCAAACTTTTCTCCCTCTGAATTTTCAGCAAGAGTTGTGATCGGCGTATCTAATATGATTTCTGTTATTTGTAAATATTGTTTTCTTGCAAACAAAAAACGGGCAAGCGCATCAACATCTAAATTTGTCATAATCCCGATGTTTTTGAGCTCGTCCGCTATCTTTTTGAATTCTCTTTTTAAGTCTTTTGGTAAGTAAGAAGGAGCTTTCACTTTGTCATCTGGTGCCTTGATTTCCTGCTCTCTTCTTTCTTCAATCTCTTTCTTGGTAAGGTTTTTCTTCCCTTTCACTAGCAACAAGTCAACTGGTTGTCTCGGCCTTGCCATCCCCTCACCTCCTTCCGAATTTTCATTTAGGGAATTTTTCGCGATGTTGAGGGAGACGCGGTCTACGCCAAATCGTTTCTAGGGATTTAAGGTAGGGGGGCTTCCATTTCCCGCCTTAGTTGATCCATACCTTTTTGACAATCCATTTGCGCTTCTTTGATTTTCTTTTTATACATTTCGAGTAACTTTTCTGATCTCGCACTCCGAAGGACAATAAACAGTTTTCTGATTCTGCTTTGCTTACGTCTGATCGCTTCGTTTGTAAAGTAAGATGTGTATTCAGTTAGACATCTAGGACATTTAATATAATGTCTTTTCACTCCATCACTTAACTTTTCAATCTTTGAGTTACCTTGAATAAGAAGAGAGATGCCGCATTGATCACACACGCATGTTTGATTATCCATTCCCAAACCCTCCATCTTCTTTGGCGGTCTTCCTACTGTGACAGGACGCGCACAGCGGCTGCCAGTTAGAAGAATCCCAAAATAGTTTTTTATCTCCCTTATGCGGTTTGATGTGATCCACTACTGTAGCGGCAATCCGTTTGCCTTGTAGCATGCAAGACTGACACAAAGGATGCTTTCTTAAATAGCCTTCACGCGCTTTACGCCATCGGCTGTTATACCCACGGCGAGACGATGATTCACGGAACAGATCATATAAAGGTTTCGATGTCTTGTGCTGCTCACAATATCCTTTTCGGGTTAGTTGAGGACATCCAGGTTCATTACAAGGTTTCAACGGTTTCATCATAAATCGGTACTCCTGGATTTAATCCATCCATTGGGGATAACTTGTCTATTTCAATAACTTCCAAACTCATTCCCCCATCAAGAATAATAACGCCGGTTTGAGCTGCTTTCCTGACTTCTTCTCTCAAAATTTCCTTTGCTTCCTTTTCTAATCGACTTTCTGTATTAAGAACTAAAATTTTCATTTGATTTCCTCCTCATTGATATGAACTACTTCAATGGCATTCTCCTTTAACCATTGAAATTCATAGCAGTTGATTATTGGGTTTCGATAATAGCCCGGCAGTAAAATTAAAATTGTTTCGCTAGGATTTACCCCGTCTAGCATTGCAGGGTTCCTTGAAACAAATTGCGGATATTTATATTGTGGGAATTTCTTTTTCAAATCTTGCCATAACGCTCTTGCCTGACAAGTGTTTGCCCCTACGATGAAAGTCCTTGTACGTCGTTTTGAACAGCCTTTTAGATTAGCTTCTGGATTCGCTAACGACAGCAAACCTAAAACAGACCTTGCATCGTTAATTGAGATATTGCCAGAATTAATATCATTCAAAAGCTGTTTAGCTTGCATTCGTTCATCATCAACTTCTGTTGCCGCAGGGGTTGTTTTATTTTGTTTGTCGCTCATACTCTTTGTCTCCCTTATAAATGCTTCTTCCTTTATCTCCAATGGATTTCAATCCATAATGAGCTCTAACTTCATTCAGCGTTAGGATTCCTAAACGTAGGTTTCTTTGAAAATCTCGCTCTTTTTTATCTTTCACATCATCATCAGATAACTTTGCAAAACTCAAACTTGTTGGTTTTGTAAATGACATCGCCACACTCTCCTTTACCTCCTGATAATTGTTTGGTACCTATATAAAAAAGCGACCTCCGCAATGGAAGTCGCTCTCAATTTATCACCTAATACCACCATAACCGCTCTCAGACAAAACGCTTTGCCAAGATCGTGCCAAAAGTGTGCCATATTTTAAAATACGTTCAATATCTATAAGGAATTTTTGATTGATTAATATCTATTCCACTCAATTTATTTAGCTCCAAAAAGTACCTTAATCCTTCCTCAGATATATCCATTTTATTTTTCGGACCAATGGTAACTCCTTTAATTTGACTATCTTTTAGTTCAATTTTTATATATGGGATAAATGCACCGTTTAAAATTCGGTAATGATACTTTATATTTTCTGGTCTTGTTGGAACAACGGCAAATCTATGCTCTTCCTCTTGTTTAAAGCACGCATCTTTAAAAAATGCTGAAAATAACAGAAAAGTCATTTGTATATTAGTTGCTGTTTGATTAACATGTTGATTTTCCTTAAGCCACTCTTTATCACGACCAGCGTACGTTTTAAATAATTCTATATAATCATCAGCTAGTTCACTTATAGCTTGGCGATGTATTTTTTCATCATATATAACTTTAGATTTAAATATACCAATGGAAGCTTCTTTTTGATCTATGAAAAAGTCTGACCTAAAAGAGGAAAAATCAAACTTTATGTTATAGCCATCATTTTGTGAATAATTTGACCACAGTAAATTTGAATCCTTATTTTTAGATAAAGACAATACATAAGCTGGATATTCCAATTCCCTTAAAGTATCTATAATGGAATTCATATATAGGTGATTCAACGAACCCTCTATGACTCTCTCTTCTAATATCTTATAAAATAATTTAAATGTATATTGTCGCTCTGTCTTGTCGTTTAAGAAATCTGAATGCGAAACCCATAGCTCTTTGTTTTTTATGATTCCTTCTAACCCGTACACACTAGTATAATGAAATAGAGGATTCAAATCTTGATCCATCTGTAGATATTTCTTAATTTTGCAATCCACATATTTAAATTCCATTCATAATCACCCTTTTCTTTTAACATCGGTTTTTATAAAAGTATTTTAAGAACGCTAGGAAATTATTACATATTATTCAGAGCTGGGAGCTCAAAAAATACACTCATACTTTCCACATTATCCATTAACTCACCATTTCTATTAATGCTCCATTCTCTTACCAATAAGAAAAGCGGCATCCACAACGAAGCCGCTTTTTTATCACCTAATACCATAATAACCGCTCTGAGACAAAATGCTCTGCCAAGATCGTGCCAAAAGTATGCCATTTTCAAATCAATATAATTCAGGCTCATTATAATAATGAAATTCATCGTCTAATGGTCTTTTACATTTTAAACAATGCATCCAGTATCCCCATTCTCCGTTGACGGGATAAACACCCGGATTATCCTGACACTTGCAGAAATCTTCTTCTTTAAACAAAGTAACTCCGCTCCTTCCAAAGCATCTTATGTCACACGGCGTCTTTTCAATTCTTCTATCTTCATGTCAATTTGATCTTCAATTTCTTCCCGTGTTCCAAAGAACAAAACAAATTCACTCTCAACATTATTAACTCTCCATGTTGATTTCATTTTTATCTCTATCCCCAATGACTCTGCATGTGGATGGGTTGGATGATCAATAATAACAAATTCTTTGTCTTGTATATAACTTTGTACAAAACTCAACATGTCTCCAATGTTCTCATGATTGAATACTTCATATTTCATATTTTCCCTCCTCTCTATTTTTTTCGCTCCTTCTTCTTCCATTATATCACTTTATCCACATTATCCCCCATTTTTCCATATCTGTTAGTGCGCCATTCTCTTGCCAATAAAAAAGCGACCTCCACTAACGGAAGCCGCTCTTAAATTAATTACCTTTTGTGATAGCTTTAATCATTTGCCATACCCTCTTTCATCTTTTATACAATCTTTACATTATCTTCATCGGTAATCCATTCAACTTTTTAGCATCACTACACCATAACATATAGTGTGTTGTACTCCCGTAATCGCTGAAATCCTTGTCACATAAAGGTTCCTCTAAATCCCTTTAATGACTGCACTCTTTGATATTTTTTGGTGCAGATATATCTAAAAAAATTATATCTTAAACTTCATCATTGCGGAATCCATGTTGTCTTGGTTGATTCCAATGTATCTCAATGTAATATCCGGGCTGGCATGATTGAATATTTCTTGCAGCATGGCCACATCTTTTGTCTGTTTATAAAAATGGTAGCCGAAGGTCTTCCTTAATGTGTGCGTGCCTATTTCAGTAATGTTCACTTGTTCAGCAGCTTCTCTAAGAATGCGATATGCCACCGACCTATCTATAGCTTTGTTTTCCCCTTGCCTGCTTTTGATCACGTATGAACCGTCTTTTAAGTCCTTAGCATAGGCAATCAATTCATTTCTGACTGATGGAGGTATACGAATTCTCTTTTGCTTCTTAGTTTTTGTTTCTCTGAGGACCAGATGTGTTTTCAGCAAATCTTCTTTTTTGATCTTGAGTATATCAGATATCCTTAAACCGGTACTGATCCCCAATATGAATAATATATAATTTCTTCTATTTTTCTTTTTTAAATAAGCCTTCATTTGCTCCACCTTTTCAAAGTCTCTTATCGGCTGAACGAAATTCATGACTTGCCCCCCTTGTACACTTCTTCTCTAAGTGCGAAGGCTAAACGGTAAAAGGCTTTATTCTTAAATCGGTAATAGTTCCGCTGGCTTAGACCCATTTCTGCATAGATTTCATAATCAAACATCTCTTCATCCTGCATATAGAGCATTACCAAGATGCGGCGCTCTTTTTGCGTAAGACGATTAATGCCCCTTTCGATTCGCTTCATGTATTTTTCTCGCTCAATCTCCCAATCCATTTTTTTAAGCGCTGCTTCTTCTGTGGATGAATGGAACTGATTTGAAAAACTCGGTGGCGTAATGGTGTATGTTGTTGTGATTTTTGGTAGGAAGTCTTCTGGCGTTTGAAGCCTTAACATCTTATACTTATCTAGCATTCTTTCCATCTTTTCTCTAGTTTTTTCCTCGTCGATTTGAGGGATATCTAAATTCATTTGATCTGTTTGTTCGTTTGGATTCTTATCATTTTTATTAGTCATCCCAATCACTCCTTTTATTTTCGACGCATGGCCCCGCCTTTGGCTCTTTTCAGTCTTTGCATGTTTTGCCCCATCAGCTCTCTTAAATCTCTGTCAGTGAGCTTCTGCGGCTGTTTTTTTGGTTTCTCCTTCTTCATGTTCATCCTCCGTTCAGACAAATAAAAAACGGACACCAACCAGCACCCGTAAAAGGTGTTGATCAGTGTCCGCAGGCTCTCCGTCTTGGACTTATTAAATTGTATCTATGAAAATATGTTCCCAATCATCGTCACTCTCGTCATAATTGCTTTGTATGAAAAAATAACAAGCAGTTTTATCTTTAGACTCAAACAGTGTTTCATCCGTTCTTTTGTCATACACTCTATACTGATTCATTACATATCTTCACCCATTCTTTGAGTTTTTCATAATCGGCTGGGCTAATATTAACATCAGCAACCCCGCAATATGCACAATGGACTTCACCTGGATGCTCTAATGTTTCAAGATATGTCCACTCTTCGCAATCCTCACAATAGTAGCTGTGCAAGTCTTCTGCTGTCATTCCGCTACCTCCTAATTTAATACGCCGCTTTCATCTTCAAAAATCCAATCCATATCAACATCTTCGATTGGTGGCATGTCTCCTAATTTTTCAATAGCCATTTTTTTCATCTTTTCGAGTTGTTTGTCATAATCTTTTGTTTTCACAATTTTCACTAGTGATTCTCCGACCTTATAGAGCCAAGAATCCGTTTTCAATTTAAAGCCTGCTGTCAAAGCGTCTTGATAAACTAGGCTTGCACACAATGCGTGATGAGTTCTGGCATCTGTACTACTGCTCCAACCTTCATAAAAACCTGCCATCGCTTCATATTTTTGTGATATATGGTGATCATAACGAGCTTGAAAAGCCTGTTCTTGTTCCTGTAGCAACTGAATTGCCGTTTCTAGGTATGTCGCCAGATCCAACGTTTCTTCAAGTCCGTGCTGCAACCACCCTTTTAGATCATAGGAGGAGGTTTTGACATAAGCCCCGTACTTTTGCAGGCCTTTTTCCTGCTGTTGGTGCAATTTCTCTATGACTGAATATACAATTGGGTTATTTTCGTTCATCACGATTCCTCCAATAGATCAGGATCTTCATAAATGTTCCCGACAACTTCGATATGCTGATGTTTGTTGAAATACTCATGAGCATTCCAAACTCCGAACATGTAGCAGCCCCTATGCATACACACCTTTCGCATGATTGGATTAACATCATCGTGCGATCGGAGTGAACCTTGCACTACATCCCCCTCATAAATATCAACGTTGTTTTTATCTCTCAATCCGGTAAACTGCATTTTGTGACAGCTGGGATAATAATCGAATTGATCACTAGCTTCGGCATAATCTGGTATAGAATAAGGAATCCCCTCTGGTGTCAAACCTACTTCATAGACCAATTCTTGAGCATCCTCATCCCAAACACGGAATTTACTCTCTCGCATCAAACATTCTCCTTCCAGTGAGGGTAATCCTCAAAATCCCCTATATGCTCATCATGTGATGCTGCATACTCTTTCTTTGCCATGTCCCAGCAGTCTTTACACATGCTTGAGCCGATGTCACCCATAAAAGGAGAAGGACGTACTTTGTTTGAAAGTTCATCGCAGTAATCACACAAGCCGCCATTATGAAAAGTGACTTTAATCTTTTTTAGTTGCTCATCGCTTATTTCAACTTGTCCGATTGGTTCTTGATAGAAAGTGTGTGTTTCTACTAATTCAGGAACCCCGCTAAAAGCTTTATGCTGACTCTTTTCGCCCGCTCCAAGATCAATTACGAGTCTGTCGTCAATCAAATATAGTGAGTAGTTCATAATCTAGTAACCCTCCTGCTGCCGCTTATGATTGACGGCGTTCTTTTCCGTGGCTTTCTGCCATTCTCTGAAACTGTATGGATAATCAACCGATTCAATAAATCCAATTTCCTTTGCCTTTTGGCGAATCTTTTGACAGCCTTCACGACTGTAAGCCCAGATTTCTTTATAGTCTCTAAGGTGACCATACTGACCCGTGATGATAAATTCCCTAAATCTGTTGACCAGCTCCCACATGTTCCCTCCATGTGAAAATCCGTTTGCTCGACCGTACCCTAATTCATATGGATAGACCCATTCCCCTGTGTAATCGTCTACGAAGAATAATTTTCCTCGTTTTCCAAATACAAAGCAGGCAACCGAATTTTTTGATTCGCAATAAAATGTTCTACGATCAATGCTTGCTATGAGCTTGATCAGCTCGTTTATATCATTTATGCGTTTAAGTTGTTCAGGTTTTGGCATTTTCCGTTTCCTCCTAAGCATCTAGGCTTCTATATATTTGTAATCATTCCGTAATTTTCTTTTAACCTAAAAACATCCGTTTGCCTGTTAAAATTAGATAGATTGAAAGGTGGTGAATTGATGCAAAGGTATTTTGAAGATTTTATTGATACAGTTAATAGTGATCTTAAGAGTTACACCATAATTTTCTTAATTATTCTTGGTATACCAGCACTTATAAAGGGAATTTTTTCAATCTTGGCAGGGATGTACTAATCCCTGTTTTTTTATCCAATCCCGCCCATCAACCCAGCAATCGTTATAATCCCCATGAAACCAATCAAGGTGAATATGACAGGCCCGTTTGATTCCCTTTTCGCCATGACGACATTGCCCTCTATGATCAAGTCTGGGCAATAATCAGCAAGCACTGGTACGAAAAATTTCGGTACGCCCAGATGAACAGCTGCATCATCTATTGTCATTGCTTGGTTTTTGCAGGCTTTGACAGCCTGTGAAAGCTCGACATGTTTTGGTAAATTCATGGTATTTCCTCCCCCGCAGGGGATGAACAACCCCTGCTTATTTATTGAATTTGAATCCGTAGTCAAAACGTATTCGATCTAATTTGCCTTTAATAGTTTCGATTATCGTGTGTCCATGCTCTGGTGCCTCTGTTATATGAGCCGTATTGCTAATCCCGTCTAGGACAATCACTTGAATTTTCCCCGGTTCAACATCAGCTGTAAAAAGGTCGTTTTTTTCTAATGTGATTCGTTGTGGTTCATTCACTTTGATCACTCCATGTGATATAATTAAGATTCATGGGCTTAATTACTCACATTTTGATGTGAATTCTTACCGCTGAGACTCGACGGATTGATCTGTGCGCTTCCAACGCCAGTCTTTTCGTTTGAGTCTCTTTTTATGTGGCTTGGGTGGATTCGCTACTGTTTCCAATGTGTTCACCTCCATTTATTCATCCCTTTGAGGAACGTTGAGATTATAGATTCTTTCTAGCTCGTCGTCAGTCAGTTTCTCGCAATATTCCCGCCCATAAGCCCCGTTTGTAAGACTCAACCACTCGATCAAAAATTCTCTCTCTGCAACTGTCATCACTTAATGCCTCCCCTCTTTTTGAGGTGGCGCAGGCTGCTGTCTTTAGCTGTTTAGGACAATCTTCATATCTCGCAATGACTTCCAGTTGGCGTGCTGTCGCTTTTTCAAATGGCAACAGGATGCTTTTTCTTTTCATGCTTGTCTTCCTCTCCAAAAACTCCACCTTTACGTGGTTCAATCTTTCCCAGCTCTGCTTGATCAAGTATCAGCAACAGGATGTCATCGACATTGCGGGCCAAACGATTTGCGATGTGTCTAATCGGCTCATGGTCCTGCCACATTTGTCTAAATAAAATGATGTCTTTTTCATCCCATATGAAATCGCTGTGCGGGCAAGCGTAGTAAACCGGTTGTTGTTCAAACAGCTTACGTAAATCTCTTTTTTTGTAGCTCATTGTGCATTTTTTGATATACATAGGCTCGTTTGCGCCGACACCGTTCGGACGCTCCTTGATCTTTCCACGCTTGCTAAAATCAATCATCAGCAACAATACTTCTTCTAGCGGACGGTTAAATAACTCCGCCATTTCAACGACCGATCTTCCTTCGTACCAATAATCAAGAAAACGTTTAAGGCCAACAATCGTCCATTCAAAATTGAAATTTTCTAAGATGATTCTAGTAAAGCTCATTTCGCAATTTCCTTTCTGTGACCGACCTCTTTATGTACAACGTGCACAGATGTCGTCAAATTCTTTTCTACGAGCCAATAAAGTGAGTTTAACCCATTTACCTCTAAAATCTTCCTTTCGGCTCTCGTGGGCTTTCTATCGCCTTTTTTCATGATCGTTCCTCCTTGTGTTTTTTATAGGCTATTAAACTAGCAATTTGGCACGCTATTGAATTGCTGATGGTCATAGTTCTCTCCTAAAATGGCAATTCTTCGTCACGCTTATCAAAGGTGTCTTTAAACAAAATGTATTTAGACTTTTTTGTCATGCGTGATACAAGTTTTGTGTCGTACATTTGTTTTAGTTTGTCCCCTGTTAAATTGGATGTGTAAATCGTTGTTTTATCCTGTCTAGCTGATGTGACTGCATAAAGTATCTTGTGAATAAAGTTGGTGGCTTCGCTCTTTGAATGTTCAGATCCCGTTTCAGCACCTACATCATCAATCACTAGATAATCCACATCACCAATAAGCCCTGTTACATAACCTTGTGTGAATTTACTTTCTTTGTTGTTGAAAGAGTCTTGAATTGCAAAAGCAGCATCAGCAAGGTTTACAAATAAGCATGATTTCCCCATATCCTCAGGGTTGTCTGGATCAGGTGGCACATTGAGAGCTTTAAGTGCTGCGTAAGCTAGATGACTCTTCCCTACTCCTGGATGACCTTGCAGAAAGATATTAAACACTTTTCCTTGTTTCAAATAACCAACAAGCTCCATCATGAGGCGTTTATTTGCCGTTTCCTCAGGCTCAGTTACTTTGTAATTATCAAACGTCGCATTCGCAATGGTCCTGTCTCGGAAGATGCTACGTTTCTCCAGCATGTTGAAATTTTTTGTCCGCTGGCTAAGCTCGATCTGCCTCTCCAAGTCTTTTTGAATCTTCTTCTCATCTGCCTCCAGCTCACATCTTGGGCAGATTATTTTGCCATTGAGGATCATCATGCGAACAGGCTTGATGACATCCTCGTTCCCTCTTGTGAATGTGTGTTTATTGCAGTATTCAGAATGGAAGGTCATTCTTGCGTTTAAGGCCTCCGCCGCCAATGATTTGATGCTCTGCATTTTTTATCACCCCCACACCTTCATTCAGGTATCCTTCAAACTTCGTTCCAAACAATGTCGATGGCTGCAGATATTTATTCATTTTGTCATCTTTAAGCCATTGATGAGTCTTTGTAAGAATCACTGTTTTAAAGTCTTCAAATCTAAATCCGTCATTCCAACGTGCTTTAATTAATCTTTGTGTAGCTGCAGATGAATGTCTGAATGACTTCCCTGTTACTTTGTTCAAAAGATCAATAATCAGCTTGAATGGAATTTCTAATTTTGGATCACCCGCAGTCGGGTTTCCCGACAATATATCTTTATTCTTCTTTCTTACTTCTTCTTTCTTACTTCTTCTTTCTTGTTCGTTACTTTGCGTTACTGTAACGTCACATGTAACGTTACTGTTAGTGTCTAGAACAAGAGCCTTCTGCTTTTCTCTATGTTTGGCCACTCGTTTTCTAGTGTCTTCCCTGATCTTTTCGAGGGCATCTAAATTCTGATGCTTCTCCCAATTACATATACTGATATAATTCTGTTCATTAATTTCTATCATGCCGAATTTCCTGAATGTATCTAAAGCCATACGAACAATTCCTAATGGTCTTCCAAAGATATGCGCTAACATTTCGTCTGTGTAAGGCACATTTTCACTTAGATAAATATAGCCAGACGCGTTAGTTTTCCCTGCTTGAGCAAGTAATTTAACCCATATAATCAACAGAGTGTCAGATTCAGGCATTTGTTCAATGAGTTTGATTTTTTCATCATCGAACATCTGGGTGCTTAGTTTCACCCATTTGACTTCCCCCATCTTTAAAATCCTCCTAATGTTTTTCATGGATAGTTTTTCCTTATTAAAGCTTGTCCTTTAAAAAAGGTGAAACAAAATGTTTCAAGCCTCTTTAGTTTTTTTGTTCTTTTCTTTTTTTACTGGCGTGTAATAAGGCGCTACAGCCTCAGTAAAAAGTTTTTCTCTGTCTTCTGTTCCAAAGAAAACTTCTCCGAGAAACAGGTTGCTTTTTCTCTTTTGCTTTTTCTTAGCCATAAAGATCACCTCGACACATAATATGCAATGTGGACAGTAGGACTACCCTTCGAATTTTGATTACTATAGGAAGCACTCTATTTAAAAAAAATAAGCCGGTGGCAAATTTAATTTTTCACTTAGTTGAACTAAAGAAGAGTGCGACGGGTTAGCTTTCCCTTTTTCCAACTTACAAACATAAGAGCTAGAAAACCCTGTAATCAAACCGAATTGGCGTTGAGTTTCATTTCTTTCTGATCTTATTTTTTTAATTTTTTCTGCAAAAGAAGCAGTTTCGCGGTTCATTATTTTCACCTCCCGAACGCTTCCTTCAGGAAGCACAAGTAAAATATACCAGCCTTTAGCTTTTTGTGCAACCATTATTTTTAAATGTTTCTTATGGGAATCTACATGTTATAATTATTTTATAATTATTTGTTGCGGTGTTATTTAGTAATACACCAAAACACAGTGGCATTAAATCGAGGTGACCTTATTTATGGACAAGAAAAATGAATCAATCGGTACCAACTTAAAAAGGTTAAGAGAAGAGCACAAACCAAAACTTTCTATAAGGCGACTGGCTCAAGAAGTTGGTTTAAGTAACGGTTACTTATCAAAACTTGAAACAGGCAAAATCAAAAGCCCTTCTTTGGAAGCTTTGACAAAACTTGCAGATTTTTTTAATGTTGATCCCACTTACTTTGTGACTGATCCAAGGGATCTTGAAAAAATGGGTAAAGAAGCTGAGAAAGTAGTTTTCGCGAAAGAACTAACTCTTGAGAATATCAAAAATGCAAACATTATAGATGCAGATGGCAAACAAATAACAGATGATGAGCGTAATTTCATGCTAGATGCCCTTAAAAATTACAGAGCTTCTAAGGCTAAATTTTTAGAAGACAATTCACCTGAAGAGGATTGATTTTGATCTTCTTTTTTTGTTGCTTCTATGATCTCCATTAATTCTTCATATTTTATAGCCATTTCTCTTCCCTCCAAGGAATACTTGTTTTATGTAAGGTTTTATTTATATTGGATATATTTAAAATAATTTCCTGTTTTCTTATTATAAAAAAACAGGAAACTTCCCTAGAAAACACGAAAGACGATACCAGATTATAGGTAGCGTCTTTTTCACATCTTATATTTACATTCCTGGTCTTACATCTTTTGTTTCATATACTGTTTCTGGGTTGTTAGTGATAAGTGAGTGAATTTCCGAAACAACTATTGTTGCTCCTAGTGTAATTGTTAAAACAATTACATTGAAACGTTTAGTCATGTATAACACCCCCTAACTCCTAGAGTGTATACCTAAATCCAATTCTATTCAATTCATTTTTTGGGAAACTTGCCCTGAAATAATCTTTACTTTTTGAAAAATAATGATGAGATAATAGCAACTTTTCTGATGACAATTCTTTTATTCCATCAAAAAGAAGCGCATATTTATTATACCTATCATCCTTATAAAATTTACTTAAATCCCCATCATGTTTTAATAACATGGTGAAGTCACTCACGGCAAATTCAACATTAATTCTTTTATTCCAGTATTTTTGAAGAAAAGCTATTTCTTCTTTATTCTCAATTATTTCGGCCTGTCTATCAGGGAATTTTGAATAAAGATCAATACATTTAAGATAATAAGCAATTGATTGTTCATAGGATTCTAGAAAATATGAAAGACCTAAAATATGATAAGCAGTAATGTCGTGAGCTATGCTGAAATTTCTATCCAAAATTCTGTTTGCTATTTTTCTTGATTGGATTAATTCTGTTTTTTGCTTTAAGTAAATATTAACTTGAATTTCATCTAACCTAGCACTGTAAGCCATTTTTAGAAACGGATCACTAACCTGAAACAATAAGTCATTTATTTGATCAATTGTATAAATAGTTAAATCATAAAGACCATTCAAATAATAATAATAAACCTGTAAGACCTTCACCATGATTTCAGTTTCCAAAAATGTGGTCTTAAAAAATCTTAGGTTATCTATAAAAGCGTTCCTTTCAAATGTAAACCTCGACTCAATCATTAGTGAATATAAAGCACACAACTCCTGAGACTTGGGATTCCTTTTGCTTTTGCATTCTCGTGCAATCACACTTGTGTAGTCGTACAATTGTTTAGAATAGCAATATTCTAAAGCAGCAGGAACATTTTTAGAACTAATGCCTTCTTTAAAATAATTTAAAATGAGTTCAATTTCGTTCTCTTTGTCAATATAATTAATGATCTTATGAACTATCCAGAACGAGACATCCTTACCATTTAAAAATTTGCTTAAATAACTACTGCTTATGCCCAGCTTTGTTGCAACTTGTTTTTGACTTTCTTTAGACATTTCTATTGAGTTTCTTAAATGTGTCCGTAAGTCTTTCGCGATTGTACTTGTCATATATGATCACCTTACCATTGTTAAATTTATCATGAAGTACAAAAAAATGTTGTCGTAAATTGTCGCAGAAGTATGAATTTTTGCTCTAATAAATAAGTTAATTCAATTATAATCCTATTGTGTAACTTATTAACATACGACTTTCGGAGTTATTTAGATTAAAGGTTTAATTTGCAAAAGGTATGCTTAGCATTCGAAATATGATTTCGAACAGTCTTTTCGCTAATAAAAAGCTCGCTTGCAATTTCTTTTGTTGTTTTATCTTGGACGAGCAATTCGAATACTTCTCTTTCTCTTTTGGTTAATAGCGGC